TCAACACCACTGGAGTTGATATTAAGAGTGCCTTCTTTTACAAAGACCGTGATACTATTCTTAGAGTATCCGGCAACTGCCATCTCCATAAAATACTTCCCATCACGTTTGACAATATTGTATGGTGGAAAGTTTGGTTGTTTGACTGACTCCAAATAAGCGGCAGTCTCTGGTACACTGAGTGTGTACGAATTAGCTGTGTTAAACATGACCTCTAATGAGCATCGTGGATGTCCCCTGTTCGGGCGACACTACTAATTATAACACAAGGCATGAAAAAGGGGGTTGTGAAAACCCCCTTTGCTATTTCGGTTTACCCTTCTGGGGTCCGTTTTTTGCCAATATTATATTTCGTTTCTAGGATCCACTCACCTTTTTCACGGTAAGCGATGACCTTAATCTGATTTAGTGGGGCAATATCTGTGACAAGTTCTGCGTTTACCACGCCAACCAGTCCCCAATCTGCTAGCAACTGAACAATACGGTTGCGACGTTGGATGTCGTTCATGCTTAGGTTTGCTCGCTTCCCATCGAGAGCGAACAGTTCCTTAAAGTGAACAATGTAATACTTACCTTGCTTGTGTAGGATGTGGCAGGATTGATAGAGTTTCTTCTCTTTCCTACTCGCTACACCAATGCGTGTGAGTGTTTCTCTGACCTTTAGAAAATCGTCTGGTTCCGCTAGGGATACCTCAATCATCTTGTCAGGTGACCAGTTATATTCTGGTTCCTGGATCACGCTCATCTGATTCCTCCAGTGTCAAGTCTCTTTCTGATGTATGTAATTTGATCTTCAGTCAGAATAGAAAGAACTTGCTTCGCCTTTTCATTACTATAACCATAGTATTTCTTGACTAGTTCAAGGTTCTCCATCTCTTCCTTTCTAATCCAGGGAGAGAATCTTTTCTTGGATCTCAGAGTATTTAGTAAAAAATCATACTGTAACTTTTTATCAAGATGATGATTGACATTCATCTCATTCGCATACATCACAGCATCCAGATGACCAGACAAACATCTGTTAACAATATACGGAAGATATTTGGACTCAATATCCGGCATCTCGTCAATAATATTGACTTTAGATTGGTTGATACTATTCAACCAGTCCTTAAGTTCAGGCATCAATCAGTCCTTCTTTCTTCAGTCTTGCGTAGTTGTAACACCCATCAAACTTTAGTTTGATTTTAGGACTTTGCTCGTAGTTAAACAGAAGCAGTTCTTTTCTTTCTTGCTGATCTTTACTATAAGATCCAGTAGATCTCATTGTGTATGTATGATCAAACTCGCTTACTTTCCACCCTTGGAATCTTTCTTTGACCAGTTGAGACGAATTATAAGATATGAGTTGAGGACCAATAAACCGATCACAATCGGCAGCAAAACCGTCGTGACTGAATCCGTTATGCATACTCCCCTTCCTTCCATAAAGATTGCTTCGTATATCGTAGGGTGGGTCAAGATAGGTGAGGATGTTTCCGTCGTCAGTAAGGAGTTGTTCATAACTATGATTGGTAATTTTCCAATTTTTAATAATTAAGGAGTAGTAAGGAAGTTTCTCGATCCCTCGTACTGAGAAGTTGGAATCTGATGCCTGTTTGCTGAAGGATGAGGATTCAGATAGACCAGAAAAAGAGCACTTGTTAACAATGTAGAAACTGACAGCACGAACCTTAGCATCACACCTTCGGGGGTCTTGACACAAATACTCCTTAGACTCTTGGAAAAGATATTTTGCCGAACTGGGGTCAGGGTGCCTTTGTTTAAGTTGGAGGAGTTTGTCCTTAATTTCATTACCATAATCCTGTAGTTGCTGCCAGAAGGTTACCAGAGGTTCGTAGAAGTCGTTGACCCACACTTCCACCTCAGGGCGGGTTTGCGTCACGTACAGCGCCATAGAACCGCCTCCTAGGAAGGGTTCACGGTACTCTTTAAAGTCTTTGGGGAAGAATGGGGCAATCTTATTGATTGCTCTACTCTTGCCCCCCGGATACCGCAGTGGGGTTTTCAGAGAGCGACTCATAAGTCAAAAAGAAGTTAGTAGAACAACTTACACGCTCAACGTTAGCATTGAACGGGTAAACATAATGTAAGAGCCAGGCAGGGAAGATAAAAATATCACCTTCCTCAGGTGGAACAGGACCTAGTGAGATCATATTGTGTGGTGCCCACTGACCGTACTGCCATTCGATCATACCACCAGTAGGATTACGTCCTTGCTGATTGGGATGTTTCCATTCATCCTTTAGTTCTTCTGGAACAGAACCGTAGATAACACAAGAAAAATCACCACCATGGATGTGTGGAGGATTCCATTCACCCTTCCTCTGAACATTCACCCATGGTCTCTCAACACGAGCGTTCATCAGCATGTACGGTGGTGGTTGATAGGATCCAACCTTTGTACATTGATCAAGATAGTCGTCCAAATGAGCACGAAGTTCATCATAGAATTCGCCACTAAACGATGAACTTACTTCTCGTTCAATGTTACCTGCAAGAATTTTGGGAATATATTCCTCACTGTTGTTGGCACATGCCATAATCTCTAGACGAGACTCTTCAGTGATTTTATTTTTATACATGGTGGGACCAAAAGGTCGCATCACCACACCATCAGTAATTTCTCTGGTCATTTAAATTCACACTGTACCATAATTTCAGTCAATGCTGCCAACATATTGATCTCTTGGTCAGCAACAAAAGCAGATTGATACTGATACTTTGCGATCACCAGAACTGCTTCAGGAATACTTTGTGGTTTTAGTGATTCATACATCACATCATACACGTTACGGAGAATTGTGTTTGTGTCATTATCCATGTTCTGGACAATCCACTTTCTCACATTGGGAAATTCTTTTCTGGCGAGGTAACCCACCAGGTCTTGAACATTGCTATTCGCAAATGTTGAAACAATACCCGTGTCAATAGAACCGTTCGCCGCATATCGTTGACACTCATTTAGAACTCTTCGCCAATCGGGCAAATGCTTCTGAATAACCGCCGCAACAACCTTCTTATCTGCCTCCACATTCTCGGCAGCAAGAATTTGATTGAGTCTCTTGAAGAACTCAGCAGCGATACTTTGCTTCTCTTTACCTGTGAGTGCGAAGTCCACGACACTACATCTGCTGTGTAGTGGTTCGATGATCTTGTTTTTGTAGTTACATGTAAAGATGAATCTACAGTTGTTATAAAACGCCTCAATGTTTGCCCGTAGTAGGAGTTGTACATCGTGGGTTGTGTTATCAGCCTCATCAATAATGATGACCTTGTGTTTAGCATCCGAGAAAAGTGATGAGGTCGAAGCAAATGACTTTGCTTGATTCCGTACAGTGTCCAGGAATCTACCTTCATCGGATCCATTGATGACATAAAAATCTGCTCCAATTTCTTTACACAGCGCCTTAGCGACAGTGGTCTTACCTATTCCAGGTGGACCAGAAAGAAGTAAATTAGGCAACTCCCCTTTATTTACAAAACCTTTCAGTGTATCCTTAATATGACTAGGAAGAATACACTCATCAATAGTTTTGGGACGATATTTTTCGACCCAAAGAAAATCATCACTCATCTAGTTTCCTCAAAGAAAAAGATCCATCATTATTAGGAGTCCACTCTAGCATGTCTCCCTCCTTCCAACCAGTTTTATCAATAAGTTCTTTGGGAAAGGTCAAAATTCCATCGTCATCAACTTGACAAAAGAAACTTTTATTTTGACTCATCAAGTTCATCAGTAATTTGGTATTCAACAACGTGTTTGATTGTACGCTTACCAGTATGATCTACGGTTTGCCATGTTGTCCACTTGGCATCAAGAAGTTTTTCCAAACTCTCAAACAAGTCGTTTGCTATTTCTTTATTGGTAGCAAAATTACTCATGACCAACGTTTAGTTTTAAGATACACAAGCATGTCATTACGAATATCCATGAGTTCATTAAAACACATTTGATTGTGAGCACACTGACGTAGTTTGGGGTCTGGTTTGAGAACTGACTCAATGAAGAGATCAAGTCCTCGATTCCATTTGTCCTGTTTAGATTCGTTATCAAACATTGTATTTGGAGTCTGGTTCCAGAGCGATAAAATACGTAAGGTTGAGAGCGTTGTTGACAAACCTTGCGAGGTTTTTTCGTGAGATTACAACTTCATAACTTCCTGGCACAAGTTTGATGTTTTCAATCTTAAAGTTAAAGCAGAAATCAGCCGATGTTTCTCCAACTACGATCTGGAAATCGTTGGAAGTATCATTCTTACGGTCAGAAACTACAAGTTTCACAACACCTGCTTCACCAACAACAGAAAGATCAGGTAGACCCAGGATGCCAGAAGACTTCATAATGCGTCGTAGTTGCTCATCCTGAACAACAAAACAAACATCTTCCGAAGGTAATTGCATTTCCTTTTCAGGAGGAGCAATGATTACACTAGGGTCGCTAAAGAAATACTTTGAGCGATTCATCTTTCCCTCACGAATCATGGCATGAGTATCCTCAGTAGATACGTCGATTTCGGGATCGCGATACAATGCGACAGTATTCAGGAACTGTGGAAGGTCGTAGATAGCAAAGTCCTTCGGAATATACTCCTCAATCTCTGCTTCTGCTAGCACATTCTGCATAGGAGAAATCGTGCGGATTTTACGTCCTTCCTTAAAGGAAAGAGACTGGTTAATAGAAGTAAAGTTCTGGAGGATCTTGTGGGTCTTATCGGACAGTTTCATTATTGAGGATAGGTAGAGGTCTTTTGGTGGAGACCAGAAAAATGGTATAGAAGCACACAGTAATGAATCGCTTTGAGGATATCTAGTTCAGATTTACCTCCTTTCTTACCAAAACGAGACAAGTACTTAATGGCATTTGATCGTGTGAATGCTTCAGCATCACCGATGCTTTCAATCAAATCGAGAGTTTGTGTCTTGGACTCTGGAGAAGTATAGTGAGAACGATATGTACCGGCAAGATACTCTTCTAGTTCTTTCAGTGTCACATCTTCTTGATACTTCCAAAACCCTGCGGGTCTTGACATGAGATATTAATGTGGTTGCTCTTATTATATCAGACACCAACTATACAGTCAACTGCTGCCTGCCAGTCAAGTGGATTATCGAAACGATAAGAAAAAGAAAACCTACGGCACTCAGTCCGAGCACAGTGCCATAATTCGTGCTCTTGTTCTGGACGGAATAGACCTACTCTCGCACTCCAACCGGGGGAGTCAGGCAGAGTTCTCAACTCATTATCCTTCCAACACCGAAAATAACCATCACCAGTCTGAGACCAGTTAAACAATATAATCCATCCTGGGGCACCATAGTTCGTGTGCCATCCTACGAATCCACTAGGAGGATAGTACCCAAGCACAGGATTGTCAAGTGCTTTAGGGAATTTGTCTAGAATAAACTTCTGCCTTACCTTAAAATCAAATTCCTCACGCGGGGTTTCAGGGCAGGCAGCGTTCCTCACAATCTGTACGGAAGGAACATCATGCCGTATTCCACGCTGAAGTATCATCTGAAGAAGTGGCACACTAGTTTCCCACACAGGATCTTTTACGATCTTATATGGGAACTCCCATTCCTTATCAGAGATACACTTTTTTTCTACTTGCTGAAGAAACTTAGCAAACTCCTCACCAATCTCAATATTATCAAACATAAAAAAAGGGGGTGTGCTCCCCCTAGTTATATTGGTATACTGGCGTCATCATTCCACCATCTGGTGGTCCATCATCATCTTCGTTAGTTTCTATAAAGAGGAGCATAAAGAATAAAGGTGCCAAGAAAAAAATAATTGCTTGTGCCCATTCTATGCTCATGATTTTCCTGCTATTGCTCCAATAGGAATAAGCATTAGCAATGCTGCCAATACAAATCCCATCACCAAATGCCTGGGATAATTTGTCCGGTCAATGCATACGCTCCGATAGCAGCGATGACTCCAAGCATTGCTAGGCGACCATTGAGACTTTCTGCGTTTTCGTTCATGAACTTTCTCCTAGTGTAAGATAAAATTTAGTTTGATCTG